ATGGAATAATCTGGAACGCCAAAACACAACACAAACATCATCAAGAAAAAGAAACTATTTCCAGTAATAAGCGATTGCTTGATATCTTCCTTCCAAAAGAGCAAACCAAATTTCAAAACCTTAGGATGACAAATCCAGCTTTCAGGCATAAAATCAAGTCTTTCCCACCACATACAAACTGCATTTGTGGCAAGGATTGAAGACGTCAGAGCATGTTCATAATGTCGCTGCAAAATTTCTGCTTTTCTGTGATAAAAACCTAACGATTTCCCCGAGTAATATTCCCACTCTCCAGACTGCTTATCTAGAACGGGAATAGAGGATTGTTCCTTATCACAAGGTGTACAGAGAACCTTCTCCAAGACCGAAGCACAATCACAGTATAACATACCACAAGAATCACACTTTGTAGGTATGGCTTCCTGGTTGGCCAAATATTGACCTTCTTCAGAGAAATGGCGTTTAGATTCAACTTGCACCCATCTCAAATACTCTTTGACGGGTACGTCAACCATTAATCTCCCTTCAAAGGTGATGGGAGTAAACGAATCCATAACTACATATTTCTTGTTTCTCGCAGTATATCTACGTACAGTAAGGTACCAAGCATCCGGGCAAGCAGTGCGCCCAAAAGCAGCTTCTACTAGCTTTTTATTTAAAATGCCACCTGAACAAAACTCAGGCTTAGGCGTTACTTTAACATGATATAATCGTCGGAGAACTGACTCAGGCTCATTAGAATACTTAGCAGCATTAAGGTGCTCCACATTAGTCGAAACAACACAGAAGTACGGGTTAAGAGAAACCTTTCCCTTCAAGAAAACATCTGCCATAGGGGCCAAATATTTGATATTGTTAATAACCTGAATTAACCTATATGCGGGCGAAAAATCCATAAAGTCTTCTTTGGTGTTGGCAAAATCATCAAAAACAATAGCATTGATATGCGATCTGACAGAAGAAGCATATTTGTCATTATCAGCCCAAGTTGCAATTCTATCTTTATCAGCACTCAAATTGTTATAAAGGAGTCCGGCATTTATTGTCAAGTTTGTAAGACTAGATTTTCCACATCCAGATCGTCCAAACAAACAGACAGCAAACGGAGCGATTCGTAAACCACCCCTGGTGCGCAATTGTGTAAATTCAGTTTCATTGTCTCTAATTCTTTCCATACGATCAGAAACGTACTTCCTTTCAAAAGGTTGTGACCGACTAATAGATTTCAAAAGATTATCACCAAATTCAATTGCTTTCTTGAGACGAGCTTCGTATTCATTATCATCAATATCCGTATATTCTAACAAATTTCCAGTCAAAGCATATCCGTGCCAAGAACGGATTTCATTATACATACGGTCAAACTCAGAAACTCTATCATCTTCCATAAAGAAAGCTGAAACATCTCCTGTCTGGAAAACTCGCCAACCACCCTTCATGAAACCGGAAACAGCTTCATAAAATGCTTCAAACACATCTCCTGCAGCTAATTGCTTCTTCGTAACGATAGGCGAAAACAACGAAACATTTCCTACTTTAAAAGTGAGATCTGCTGTTGCACACATACCAGAAGAAACAATGACGTTAATTAAATGTGTAAATTTCTTAGCAATAGTTGAAGTTCGGAACTCTTTCCAATTAGTGAAAGCAGAGTCCATGGCTTGATGCCACGGAATACTCTCAACATTATCACTTTGAGTGTCAAGAACAAATAATTCCTCTTGAGCTTCTCTCAGTGCTCCTTCTCCGAAAGCTTCTTCAAGCATTTCTTCAACTCGAGCGTTTCCATCATCACTAGTCCAGTCTGAAATATAATCAATTCTCATCAATTGACGATAAACGTAGAGTGGCAAAGACTCTTTAACATGAGCTTGCAAATACTGAGTTATTGCGGCTATCATCCCACGTTTTGTCTTGGAATCTTTCAAACTTTCAAACAAACACCACACCTGTATTGCTTCCTTAAGATAAGGATCCACTTTCATGAAGCCCATCTGTGGTTGCAAAATAGGACGTGTTGCTCGTCTAAATAAGACGCGAATCAGGAAGGAACAATCAATAAAAACACAAATGAGGAAAATGCACTTCGAAAAGATACGAATCCACATCATGCTTGTGTCAAAAAGTTCCATATATTGAACAACCAAAATAAAAAGCCAAAACCATGCGAGGCAAAATGGTGGTTGTTCAGTGTGTGAAGAAGTCTTAAGCTTCTTCGTGATCTTTCTAGATTGTTTAAAATAACGGGCGGCACCTGGAGTGCCAAATCTGGAAAAATTTACGCTGTTAGTAACTTCATTGCTGTATTGATGCTGAGGGGGCTATTAACCCATTTACCCCAGCGCCAGGTCTTCAGACTAGCCCACAAGTGGACTAATACTTGACCCGAAATATCATCCTCAAGCCTTCGGATTTGATAATCGGGCGGGAATGGCAATGCCTAGAGGTCGTCTGAACGCCGCCTCCGGTAATCATATACCATCTGGTTCTAAACTC